ACCAAAGTTTTAGGAGGTTTCTCAATAAACTTTCTATTTTTGAAATATTCATAGCATTCTGTCCACTCTTTGTTCATAATATAAAGATATCTTGCTTATTTTTTTAAATGACGACTGAGGGATGGACTCCAAGTTATTTTGGAACTTTATGTAAAGAAATTTTTCCAAAGAGGGAAGATGAGCCACTTGTGATTATTGAAGTCGGTACATGGATGGGAAAATCTGCAATTGAAATGGCAAAGGTTTGTGACAAGAATTGCAAGATTTATTGTGTTGATACATGGATCGGGTCAGTAGAACATTATGATAGTGTGGAGAGGGATGAGGAGGGGTTTCCAATCATTTATAAAAAGTTTAAGGAGAATATCAAGAGGGAAGGGGTGGATGATGTAATTATTCCAGTTATTTCAACAAGCACAGATGCCATTCAATATTTTAAAAGGAATGGAATCAAGGCTGATGTAATTTATATTGATGCTGCCCATGATTATGAGAATGTAATGAAGGATCTTGAAAATTATTGGCAAATTTTTGACAAAACAAAACCAGATAATTGTTTCTTTGGTGATGATTATGGTGATGCATGGGGTGGACTTATAAATGCTGTAAATACATTTTCAAATAAAAATTTTAAAAAGCTGTCTCTTCACGGTGTAACTTGGTTTACACATGCTATTCATGCAAAGACTTGATTTTTCTTCTGTTGCTCTTTGAAAAGATGTTGGATTTCTTAACTTTTTGATATACTTTACCTCCATATCGAACCAATTCCATTTTTCTTGTATTGAATTCGTAAGGTTCAAAGTAAATGATGCTATCAATTTTCGTAATCTCTGGTTTTTTCATTTTTTTTATTCTGGTTAAATTTCTATATTCATTGAGAGCGCGGGTCTGATTTCTTGGTATACTAACAAATTGTCCAGCTGGTAATCTGAAATGAGCCACCTCTTTCCAATTCATACCCTCTTGCCTTCCACCATAATGACCAAAGTATTTGCTTGCAATTTTTCCTGTTTTCAAAGAACCGGTTCTTAAACGAGTGAGTGCACTTTTAGCTTGTTCCTGTTTTCTCTTTAAAGCTTTAATTTTATTTGTTAAATTTTTTCTAGAATTGATTACAGTCTTCAATGCTTTACTGGTGGCTCGAAGTTTAACCAGATTCGCTGCATTTACTTTATTGAGGAGCGCGTTTGAATTCATTTATTAGTGACGCAGACTATTATTTGGATCAAACTTTGTCTTGTACCAAGCAGGTGGAGCCTTTCTCTTGGTGACCAAAACATATTTGTACATTCGAGCAGTTCCCCATTGGATTGCAGTGGCACCTGGACGACTCCCACCAGTCTTCCATGCTTTAAGCCCTCTATCATATACAGTATTTAAAGTTGACTTTGGGATTCCTGTCCTTCTTGCAATTAAAGAGCGGTTGGAGGAGAGTCCCGGGTACGTTTTGTGAAACAGAAGGGTCCATTTTGATTTTGATTTTTTTGCAACTGCGTCAGAGGCTCCAAGTTTCAATTTGGAATATGGAGTTTTCCTTCTTTTGAGGAGTTCCTTTTCACGTTTGACTTTCATGGAGGGACTTAAACCTGAAAAGTATCTCTGGGGCCAACTCAGATGAGTTGTGGACGGTTGAATGTGTCTAGGATGTCTCTTCATTTATTAATATTTAAATATATTAAATGCGGGAGTTAAATTATAATATGATTTCTCGAACAAGTCAATTTGCTCATGATTATTTTTATAAACTTACAAGAAGACAACAAAAAAAGATAAGTTATATGACTTATATACACTATAGGGAGGCATGTTTTCAGAAAAAACAAAATCCATGTCATGGATTTTGGGAAAATAACACACCAAATTATGTTACATATTTGAAAAAAGAGGCTTTGATGAATGCTAGTAAAAAAAACAATATCAATAAAAAGAAGCGTTTGGAAATATTAAAGGCTAATATGTTACCTGTAAAATTACCAAAGAATGCTATGAATCATTTTAATTTGACAAATTTTAAAGTTGGGAATGTGGCATACCGCGTGGGTCACAAAATAAATAATAAAAATTTTTACATGTATTTTAAACCAACAAGTTTCAAGAATTGGTGGGGCGATCCATTTAATAAAAACCTAAATAACAATGATCCAATATCAAACAAACCACATGTTTTAACTGGAAAACCAATACTGCGTAAGAATGTTGTCAAGGTTAAGTTTTTCTAATATCTCTTTCTCGCAAGTCTTTTGGTGTACACATTCTGATTTCGTTTTGCCGCCTAGTTTGAGTTTGAGTTTGAACTCATTTATTATACTTTTTGACAACTTTATTAATTGCAGAGGCGGTTATTTTCTTTGCAAGTCTTCTAGTATAAACATTCTTATTAAATTTGTTTGTTATCGCAGCTGCTTTTACTCTATTATTATTGGACCCGGGTCTATAAATACTAGCGGCAAAATGATTAGCATTAATATTAGTTGGTCTATGTTTCGTAAATCCAAGGTATTTTCTTAAAAGAGTTGTAGATGCTGGAAGGTTTCTTTTTTCTTGTTTAATATTTTTACGTACACCTTCGTGTGAAATTGGTTTATTAGCTAAAATTGCATACACTGTAGCCAGTGCTCTTAGACGAATCCCAATACCAAAACCTCTGGCATTGTTTGGATTTTCACCTTCAGTTATTGCATGTCTAGATGCACCTTTCATGTTGTAATTACTCGTAGTAAATTTTACAAAGGATTTTGTTGGCACATGTGTGATTTTATAATCATCATATGTGATTTTATTAAATTTATAATTAGGATATGGTTTAATATAAGTATTGTAGAAATTTTTATCAAATTCATCAAGTTTCATTTTAATATTTGTAAAGATTAAAATATGAATCGTCACTCAATGATAAAACTATTCAAGACACCTCAAAAGTCTGTGAACATAAACGCGTCAAAACTTTTCTATAAGACCCCGAATGGGTCTGTGGGTAAACCACGTATTTTCAAGAAACAGGTGACACATTCTAATTTAGATAGAATAAGTCACCTGTATGCGGTATATTATAATGCTGCTAGAAAATACAATGAAGCTCTAACTAGATTTAGAAATGCTGAATTTAATTCTGACCATGGTGGAGGAAAAAAAGAATTGATCAAAGCTGGTAAGATTAAGAAAAAAGCTGGAATAATTTATGCAAAAGCTAGAAAGGCGTATGTGGAAGTTTCAAAGAGAGTTTTGTACCCAAAGCAGTTACAGTTGACTACAGCTCATCTCACAGTAGCTGAGCGAAACACTATAAAGAAAATGGCACAAAAATTGGTTGCTAAAAGGTCAAAGCTTCCTAACAATGTGATTAATAAAATATTCGGGTAAGTAATTTACCAAAAGAGCTGTGGCTTAAAATTTAAATGGGCGTCAGATTGCTATTATGGCTACAAAGTTTCGAGGTGCTAGAAACGCTTTAAGAACGAATTAAAGTGGCCTATGTTTGCGCAAAAAAGCAATTCGTCTATTAGTAATAATGAACAGCTTAAACACAATATGATGGAGTATAAAAATGATCGTGAAAAATATCTAAATGATAAGAAAAAAAATCATCTCTTGAGAAGTTAAAAATAAAACGCGTTATTTTGGTAAGTAAAAATGGCAACGTCTGCAACTGTCTTTCTTCTTGACAAGTCTGGTTCGATGTTTTACCGCGCAGAGGATACAGTTGGTGGTTTCAACTCTTTCCTCCGGGACCTCAAGAAGAATAAACCAGATTCACTCTTTTCACTCTACATGTTCAGTGACAAGTGTGAATGTTTTTATGATAACCTGAAAGTCTCTGATGTCAAGGATTTGGCCACTGATGATTATGTCACACAGGGAAACACTGCATTGTTTGATTCCATGGGTGAGATTCTCCTCAAGTATGGTGGTGAGGTGGAGACAAAGTTTGTCATTTTGACGGATGGTTTTGAAAATGCGAGCAGGAAGTACACAAAGGGGGCAATCAAGGATATGATCAAGGCTTCAAAGATGGAGCTTATTTATATTGGTGCGGATCTGGAGTGTGCCAATGACCTTGGGATCACTCGAACGCGTCACTTTGATGGGGAGGATTCCCCTGCTGCATTCGAGTGGGCATCTCAGAGTATTTAACGACCAACTCTTGTTGATGCCAAAATTTTTTTGTACATTGCACCTGTGATTGGTTTGTAAAGGCGCGCTTTTACTGTTCTTTGGATTGTTTTGGCAGCTTTTGTCCTGCGTTTATTTCTGAACTTATTTTGGATTATTTTAGCAGCATTATTTCTGACTCTATTTTCAATTTGATTCATTCTGTTGGTTTTGTATACTTTCTTTAAATGGTGAAGTAATTTCATGTAATTTGCAGGTGCAATCCCAGCAGCCTCCATAAGTGTAAGAGGTCTTGCTTTGAAATTTTGGTAGGCTTTAAATCTTATTTTCGCGCTCATTTGTGATTACCTTTTAAAATAGTTGGAAGCGTGAACAGGTTCGAAAGCCAAATCAAAGATTTGTATCAAAATGACACACACCTTTGGTACGAATCTGTTCACTTATGAGTATCGGGATCATGACCCAAATGATAATATCATTTATGAAGATGTCATGTACGAAGATACATACTACGCTTATGCTGAGTTCGACGCGGATGCAGGGGAGCTTTACTTTTATATAAATTGGGATGATGAGAAGCCGGATATAGTACTAGAATTTAGCTGACTATTATGTAGACAACTGTGAACAGTTGGATTTTTCTCGTTGATAAATGTAAATGAACATCATTAATAAAGTTGTTGGCCCAGCTGCGTACAAAAGAACAAATTGGGAATATTATTTACCCATCAATAGAACCACCGTGTTGTTTGCAAACAAAAGGAAAAACACCTTCACAATAAATCACAAGGGAAAACGCAAGCCTGTTTATGGGGTTATTAAAGGACTTCCTATAAGTCCTTTAATTAGCCAGATGAAGACTCGGAAAAAGAAGCATCACACAACTGCTGGGTACGAGAAGAGAAGGCACTACACTTCAAATGCCAGCAAGGCGGCTCGACAGAGACTTTTGAATAGAGTTTCAAATTATTTGGCAGCTCGAAATATTTCAAGACAGGCTGCGAACAACAAGTACAAGAATGTCACTTTGAGTCAGTTGATATTTTGGGTCAAGCATCAAAATTTTGGAAATGGTTCACCATATGTGAAGCACCTGAAACAATGGGTTCATTATGGGGGAAGTCCACCAGTGTCAAAACAGAATGTGCTAAATAATATTAATAGGTGGCGTGGATAGGTCCAAACAACCGAATCACTTAAAAATAAAAGGATGGACAACTGTAAACAGTTGGACAAGATGGACAAACCGATTATTGAGAGGTACATTGACAAGAATGATCTTTGGGGTCAAGATGAGCAAACAAGAATTGCATATGAACGGTACAGGAAAGCTGGCCCAAATTGGGTTCCAGATTGTGTAAAGAGCGGATATGCATCAGGTCAATGTGATTGTGGGCGCGTCAAGGAGTACAAGGGACCAAAGTGTGGTATTGGGTGTCTTGATGAGGATACAACAGTTGTTTTACAAGATGGGTCCACTACACTTCCCATATATCAATTGAAAGCTGGTGATGTTTTATTTGGCGGGTGCGTCGTCAGGAAGGTGGTGCGTTTTCACATCGATGCTATCATTGATATGTGTGAGACTGCACCAGGAGTACTTGTGACAGAGTGGCACCCAATGAGACTTTGTAAGGATCAAGAATGGTTCTTTCCGTGCAAAAAGTACAAGCCACATCCCATTTATGTGAATATTGTATGTGATTTGGTTTTGATGCCAGGATCTCACATTATCCCAGTGGTTGATTTGAATGGAGTCATCTCAGAATTTGTGTCTATGGCACATGGCTTAAAGGAGCCAAGTATCCTTGAGCATTCATATTGGGGTACAGACGCAATATTGAATGATCTCATGATTCATCCAGGGTACAGAACTGGGTACATGAACATTCATGGGTGTGAGTTGCTCTACACGGAGGATGGGGTGGTTTATAGGATGGATTATGATATTTAAATATTTATAAATATAAAATGGGAAAATATATGAATATATTCAAGGCGAGTGGAGCTGGTGTTGCAGGTGGTATAACTGCTTTAGCTGGCTCTTTATTAATAGGTATGGCATTTGGGATACCAGGTGCTATACTTGTGATGCGTGAAAATAAGAAACCCAAGGCGGACCGTAATATGGTTCTTTTGATTATTGGTTTCATTCTTATGATTATAGGTGTTGCGATTGGTCTGGGCTTTAATGCCGGTGGTCTCATGAATGGAATTGGGAATCAGTTTTAAATATTTAATTATTATAAATGAGTCTACGAAGTTCTATAAAAAAATATAAAGTAAATTCTTCCATTAATTTGACAAATCAAATATTAAAATCAAAATTGGAAAATTTAATTAAACTAACAGTAAAAAGAAAAATCCCATTAGCTTATAGAAAAAAGGTGAATGATAGAATAAAAAGTATGATATATTCTTTAAATTTATCTAATTTAAACAAATTGAATAAAATGAACATAAAACTTCCAGCAAATATAAGACAAAGGTTAAATGCACAAAGACAATATAGAGGTAATTATAATATTAAAGAAAACAGAAATTCATATGATAAAAATAAAAAAATTTTAAATTCTAAATTATTATGGTTGTTTAGACCTCAGCTTTATAACAAATTATCCAATAAATTTCATTACCGATATAATAATATAAGAAAAAAAGAATTTTTACACACATATAGAAAATTTGGTCCTTTAAATTTTGTAAAATTAACAAATGATATTAATGCAAATAGTTTTACTTTAAATAAATTCAAAATAGATGATATAGCAGTTCAAGTAAATAACGGGGGTCCTAAAAAACATTATTATAACATAATAAATTTTCAAAAATATTTTGGCGTTCCTTGGCATTTGAAACCTAATCAAATTATTTCTGAAAAACCGCATTTATATTCAGGAAAACCAATCACACGTAAACAGGTTAAAATAATTTTGTTTGTTGCTTAAAAAGTAGAAGTGTTTGTTAGTTAGATGAACAACCGACTCATTGAGTCCGACTCATTGAGTCGTCCAGAACCTGGTTCCGTGCGTTTTTGAACATTTTTAAAGTGAACCGCATTCAGACTTTTTGGGTATGAAGACCCGTATTAACCGAAAGCACTTACAGATAAGCTGGGAATTATGTGGAGAGTATAATGATGATTTTACTTTATTATATCGTGTATTGTTCAAAGGAAAAATGTATACAGCGGCTAAAGTATTTGAGGAATCTATTTGGTTTTATGACCAACATTTTCATGTTATTCGTAAGTTGAAAGGACACTACAAATTTCTCTTTGTAAACATAACGAGTAAATATGTGTTTACAATGAGGACTTTTTTGAAAGAACAGGATGTGTTGATTGAGCAATCAACATATGGGAAATATATTGTTACAAAAGATGGTAAATATTTTAGAATAAAATATAGGAATTAAGTAAATGAGTCCACAAGGTCGTCCCCCAGTTTATCCCAAGTCCCAACCAAAGTCAATGATACTGGGTATCATAAATAAACAGGAGAAGCTCAAAGCTCTTTTAAGTGAAAAGAAACGCAAAATTCAACTTCTTGATAAGGTAATATCTGAATTGGATATTATTGAAGGAAGGATTAGACAGGTCACGGGAAGTATCAACAGTACTATTAGTTCTTATAGAAAGTCAAAGAAGTGAAACTAGTCGGTCTGTTACATAATCATGTGTCCTTTAGCTGGCTGGGTACCGGTTTTGTTTCCAAAAGAAAATTGTTGACCACCTGAACCCACGTATGCAGATTTAGATTTGGAATATCTCATGAGAAACAGGGTCACGAGACCGAATAGTGTTGCATGAAGTGCAAGTCCGGTTGGGTGTGGGACTCCGTCAAAGCCGGCAATGACAGGACCAAGAACCTTACGCATGATTTTATAGGTGGCTGGACTGGAGAAGACGACAAAGAGGATGACAGCCTGAATAGTTATAAATATTTGTTGATTAAGAGTAGACATTTAGTATTATCGTATAAAATTTTTATAGATACCCACTGAGATTTCAGAACCAGGACTTTCAATAATGACTGTGCAAGTCACTGGAGTTGGTTCAGGAACCGGGACTGGAACTGGGACAGGGGCTTTTGGTACACAGCATACTGATAAACATACACAAAATAGAATTGGAGCTAAAATAAAAAAATACCAATAATCATTTTGATTATTTGAAGAGTAATACATGTATATTAAAACAAAGAGTATTTTATATTGAAATGAGTTGGTTCGGAACTTTGTTTCAATATGAAAGTCTTTTGATTGATGGGTCACGAAGAGATCATTTACATAAATGTAACATTTGACACATATTGTAAATACGCTCATGCAATTATGAATCCTAGACAGGGTGATCAAGATGTGTCACCAGAGTTTCATATTGTGTTAAAAAAGAACAAGGCTAATGTATAAATGACTCGTTTGAACAAACTCATTGATTTCTTTTCTCCTATTGTGGGAATGTGTATCGGAATGTATATTTCTGAAGAAACTATGAGGTACTTTGGATATTATAATAAAGCACGTGTTGAAAAGCTCATGGCGGAAGTAATGCAAGACGTTTACAGGGGTCAGTGTATGTGTTTCAATTGAGTCTGGATACATTCCATAATCTGAGTAATAATTTTATTAATCTCTTCTGTGCGTTTTATTGTGAGTTGAATTTTGAAGCAACATTTGAAGGTGTAAAATATTATGCTGCGAAGTTTCCCATCATAATATGTTATATCCATATGGGTCCCCGGAGAACTTTTCAAGGTGCCAGTCACGAATGCGTGACCAAAGTTGGAAAATTCAACAAGTTCTAATTGAAAACCTTCTATTTTATCCATTCTTATTAACCAATTTAAATTTTCTTGTGCCCTAAATATTTCTTTGAAATACCAAGCATCACATACTTACCACCCATTGGCCCTCTCAGAATTTGACGACCCTTTTTATTTACACCAAGGTTTGCAGTGGCGGTTCTCGCAACGGTCTTTGCGCCAAGATTTTTGACTACAGCGAAAGCTGGAAGTTTCTCCTTTCTTATATACACTGCGGAATGATATCTCCACCCTTCATCCCATCTATAATAATCGGTATATGAGTGCCATGGCCATTTCTTTTTGAATATTTTGACGAAATTCTTTGGATTTCTCCAGTCACAGGGAATATTGTATCCATGTGGGTCTATAACTGTGTACCCGTCATTTGCTAGACGAACTCCCGTTACAGCATGCTTTATTGTCTTGTTGGTCAACTCTTTGGTAACCGACGATACAACGTGTCCATCAAGAACAATGAGTGCATGATCAAGTTCAAAATCAGGGTGTCCCGGAAGCTTTGTTGGTAGAATTGGATTTTTATTAGAATTTGAACTTGCCAAGTTGTATAGAATATTTCTGTTTGTGACAACTACGAGGTTTGTTCTGGAGGTTATTTTTGGCGGTTGTTTATCGTGGACATACTCGGTTGCAAAACTGATTCCGAGACTCTTTAATATATCTGAGCGCGCTTTATTGATGTCATGACCTCTGTGGATGGAGTGACCTTTTACGTCCAATTCAAGATTTTTGTAGAGGAGTGCAGACTTTCCCATCTTTTTCTTTTTAATCTTCTCTGTCCACAGGTTGTAAATCATCTTGTAAAAAATGAACCGTTTGATTTCTGGAAGATGCGATTTTCTGAAACACAGTCGATTGTCTTTGAACATCACCTTCTTTTCTGGGGAAAGTTTCTTGTAGAACGCCTTCATCTTTGCAAGGAGAAGGCGTTTCCCATACTTTGATGTAGCCATGGAGTTTATTATGGTATAGAAGTAACACGTACTTTCTGTTTGTCTGAGATACGGAACCACCATCTTTATTTTTTATTATTTGCCAAGAATTAAAAGATGAACAAGCTTGAAGAGGCACTTAAAGAAGTGACTAAAAATAAACCAGAATTTTCAGTGGGTCACCGGGACGGTAAGTTGTATGTGTTTTATCATTCGGCTAATGGCAACGGGAGATTTCCAGTTGGCTTGGTGGGTTCACCAAATAAACTTGGAAAGGTGGGAAACATAACAAACAATGGGGTGGTCTACGCTGAACCAAAGGGCAAAGGCATCGGGAAGAAGTTGACGCAGGTGGTTTTGAACGCTGCAAAGGTGATGAAGAGGGGTGTTTTGGTAAAGGCGGTTCATGTGAATGAGCCAAAGGTTTTCAAGAATAGAGCACCCACTCCACCGATGATTCATATAATAAGAAAGTTGGCACCAAACTCTGTGAACATTCGAACAAACCTTCCAAAAGCAAAGAAGATGTGGGCGGTTTATGCGAGAATCAGGGTGCCTTCTCCAAAGAGAAGTCCAACACCACCCAAGATTCATTATGGTCCAAGAGGTGGACAGTATACATTAAAGGGAACCCGCAAGAAATATTTATAATGGGATGTATTTATGCAGCTGTATGTTTCATAAATATGAAAATATATATAGGACAAAGTATAGAATATAAAAAAAGAATTGCACAACATTTATATTCAAAAGAAGATGATCATTTTCATAGAGCAATTAGAAAATATGGAACTGAAAATTTTGGATTTTGTATAATTCATGATGATATTGATAGTATATGGCTTGATGATTGGGAAATTTATTATATAAATTTTTATAATAGTTTTATAAATGGATATAACTCAACGCCAGGTGGTAAATGTCATCGCGGAAGAAAACTTTCAGAAGAAACAAAACAAAAAATAAGTAAAAGTAATAAAGGAAGGATAATAACAGAAGAAACAAAACAAAAATTAAGTAAAGCACATAAAGGAAAGGTAAAAACAGAAGAAGCTAGATTAAAAATAAGTAAATTACAGAAAGGAAGAAAATATTCTGAAGAAGCTAAATTGAACATGAGTAAAGCACAGAAAGGAAGGATAATAACAGAAGAAGCTAGATTAAAAATAAGTAATAAATTAAAAGGACAAAAACTTTCAGAAGAAACAAAACAAAAAATAAGTAACACATTAAAAGAAAAAGGAAAAAAACATTCTGAAGAATCTAAATTGAAAATGAGTAAAAATAGTACAGGTAAAAAACAAATTATTCAATATGATTTTAAAATGAATAAAATAAACACATACGAAAGTATATCAGAAGCTTATACACAGACTGAAGTCAATAGAGCTTCAATTAGTATGTGTTGTAACGGTAAACGTAATTTTGCTGGTGGATTTATCTGGAAATTTGCAGAGTCGAGTGAACAGGTTTGAAAACAAAACGCAACAAAAACAAAATGGAAATGTCTGGTCCTGATTATGTCCTCCAACCAAAAATTATTCAGTATCTTCTTGATTCAATTGAAGAATCTGCTGAAGAATTGTTGATTACAATGGGACCAAAGCAGTGGAAGCAACTTGCAGATGCAATTGATGATAAGACTGCAATGAAATCTCGTGCAACACTTGAAAATCAGATGGATCAATATCGGGATGTTATGGAGACTGTTTGTAACAAGATTTTGAAACCAGAATCTTCAATGAGTAAATTAAAGCATAAATATGCTTATTAGATAGATGAATGAGAAGTGCAAACAATATTTGAAGATGCTGCTCGCCACTGGTTTTAATAAACATACAAACTGGGAATACTTTTTGATGGACATAGCTAGAATTAAGGAATTCTGTAATTAGATTAATTTTTTTAAAGCAAGTTGATATTTTTTTACAAAAACTTTAATTTCTTTATTATGAGATTTAACGAATTCATCTATTGTTGATTTTACTTCTTCAGTACTCATATAATCATCCATCCACATCATACCACCTTTTTTTAAAACTTTGAAACTATTATCCATATCAAATTTTACATCTTCAGGAATATGTGAACCATCTATATATATTATATCATATAATTTATTATTTTCTATTTGAGAAAAAAATTCATTACTATATTTTTTATGTACTTTTATTTTTTCTTTGTTTTTACTTAGAGCAATGTTATTTATAAATATATCATAAGTATTATTTTTTACAGGGGTTGTAGAGTCTTCTAGATTCCAAGGATCTACACAGTCAAGAGTAGAATCTGGATTATTAAGAAGTTCGTCACTAAAATAACAAGAAGATAATCCCTCATAACATCCTATTTCAAGGATATTTAAAGGAGCATTTATATCTAGAAAATAATCTTTTATATTGTAATACAAGTAACTTTCATAGAACCAAGCGTGTGTATATTTATACATTTTAAAGAAAGAGAATATTTTCTTTAAACGAGTGTACAGGTTCGTTTTACTTTTATTTTGATAATCAGATGGAAGTGTAAAAAATATTTGCAGATGCTACTAGCTAATGGGTTTAATAAGCATACGAATTGGGAATACTTTTTGATGGACATAGCTAGAATCAAGGAGTTCTGTAACTAGCGTTATTATTATTGTTCGTACGTTTTGGTGATTTAACTGGACTCTTGAAATTGTTGGTGTTGTTTTTACCCCCTGGTTTATTTCTCAAAGTTGTAAGTGTTTTAATATTCCTGTTTCTTTTGTTTGATTTGTTCATGTTTATTTGTCTCTTTAATAGGGACTCAATACTCATGACTGGTGGGTATCCTTTGTACTTTCTTCTGTGAATTAATTTTGGTGCAAGTTCTCCAGCTGCCAAAACATCAAGTTTCATACCATTTTTTGTGAACATATTTCGCCGTCCACTCGGACCACTATTTGGTATCCATTTATTTCCTGCTAAACGTGTATAAGTACTCATCATGTGATTTGGATGAACTGCAATGTTTATATTTTGAGGGGTTCTGGTTTTTACACCAAGTCTGTTACCGTGAATAGCCATGGCTCCACTTCCTGTAAATGCCCAGTAATTTGAATAAGGTCCAAGAACTCGAGTAATATTATTCATTTAATATTAATGATGAAATAAAAGTGAAGTGTACAGGTTCAATTTTATTTTCATTTGATTATCAAATCAAAATGCTTCAGCGTACATTGAGCATGTATCCAGGCACACCTGAGATGGCTGAGTTCCGGCAGACTGTTTTTGAAAACGCAAATGAGGGATGGGGGTCTGCGATTCCATTCAAGGATGGAAATGGGAGTTACAACTCTGATGATCAAAATAGGCTTACAGAGTTTAATGCTCATTGGTACTCTTATAGTCACAAGTATTATCGGGATTGGGAACTGACTTTCCGGTCTCTTGTGTGTCACCGGGGTGACAATGCGTACGCCAACTATTCATCAATGGGGGTATCCTTTGAGGACATGTCACGTTTCTTTTGGACTGGGATGACAAAGGATGCAAGGGATGAGTTTTTAAATAAGGTGTACTTTAGCGAGTATTACAAGGACTTGGAGTTATTTGAAGATGATTGGGAGATTTCTAATAATTACCGGGAGCGCACCCTGAATGAAGAGTGATGTGTACACGTTTAAAATTTTAATGTCACGTATTAGTAAGATGAAAAATGGCGAGCGAGGATGGACTTTTGTACCAAGAGTTTATGAAGATATGGACTGGAGCACCTAAGGGTACACCAGACTTGAAGAGAGCGGCAGCGTGGGTAAAATATAGAAACAAGTTTATTCGTCGTTATTTGAAGAAGTAACTTTCTTTTCGTCACCAGTTGTTCCGAGTTTGTCAGCCTTTTTCTTTTGTTTTTCAGCAGTCAACTTTGGATTGGCTTTGGCCTTGTTTGCCTGTTTAAGCTTTTTCTTTTCAGAATCAGTGAGCTTATCCGGAACCTTCTCTACAAGACCCTTTGCCATTTTATTATATTCAATGCGTATTCTTTAATCTAAACAAATAATTATGAATAATATAAAATGCGACACTATATTATTCATAATTCAAAAGAGAAAGAAAGAAAAGAAAAGTTGGAGAAGCAATTGGATGAATTCAATATTACTGATGTTGAATGGGTTACAACATTTCCAATTGAAGAGATTGGAAATTTATCAACTTTAGAATCTTATAAACCACTTTCACAAATGTCATGTGATATGAAACACATGGATGCACTTGATAGAATGGTCAAAGAGGGGTTGGAAGAAGCTATCATATTTGAGAATGATGTTATCTTTTCAGATTTGTATGATGAAGTAAAGATTCCAAAAGCACCTTATGTAAAACTTGGAAGAGGACCACCAGATGCACTTTTACCATTTAGTCAAATTCCAAGAGTTGTTCATAATAATGGTGGTAATGAGGGTTACTATGTAAATTTAGAATTTGCTTCTACATTTAAACCAAGTATGAAGTGGACAATGGATATAGAACAACAGGCATTTTTGATGATGCAAAATATTCCACTTGTATGTGTTCCAATGTGTTATCAGGAATATGTAAGTACACATACATTTTTAACACCACCGATAACTTGGATTGATTTTTTACATAATTTTCCATCTTATGAGAAATATTCATTTGATCGGTTGATTGATAAAATTAAAGAGTGATGTGAACGGGTACACCGCGCGAATGGGTTTTCAATTAAAACCAACACCTGTTGATATATCAAGGAAATGGCTCCGATGTCTAAGAAGTCGATGATCTCTTTGATTGAGGCGTGGGAGGACCAGAAGGATCA